ATTGAGGATTTTAATGGCCCCTTACAGGGATGCACACGTGGTGGTAGACTTAGGAACTGGACTGGAAGATCATACTGAGGAAGTCCTTTTAGGATTTCCCGTAGATGACGAATCTGTGGAAGCGGGTGTATGGGCAGCACGCACCAAAGAAAATTATTGGGAAAAACCTTACGTAATGACTTATAATGCAGCCCAACGCGTTCAGGAGGCATATTACTTAGTGCATGTTTTGGGAAGGAATCAAACGTCCAGACTAAACTTTGACGTGTACATACCAGGCCTAGATACTAATCAACTGCTTTTGGAACCTGTGAATGGAACTGGTGTTATTACTGGGGATTTCAATGGTATACCGTGGACTGAACCTCAAACGCAGTGGGCATGGATAATTGATTATGTGCGACTGAATAGAGTAGAACAGCACTTTGCGGCAGCTCTAGAAGCACTTGGGGCTATGGCGCTCCATCCTTGTTGGTCCAGTATGGAAGCTTGTGCCTGGCAAGAGGCTGAATTACGGTTAGTCCTAGCCAACTTTTCTCCAACGAGGGCAAGAATAAAAGGCGTACTTGAGGGTGTGGCATATGAGCCAGAGACAAACGGACCTGCTTTCCCGATGAGCGAGGCTGGGATACCTGAGAACTTTATAGCCGCATCAGGAGTCTTGAATTATTATATGTGGTATGGGCTGTATAGTCTATATCATAACGAGGCCAGAAGTAGAGATGACTGGAGAACTGTATTTGGGTCACTGTATGAGGAACTTGGTATTACGGCAACGGCTCATATGCGACCTGCGGCAGTATCACTTGTAACTGGAAAGGAATTTCCGACGGCAATGACAGAAGGGTGTGGTGTTTCGATTGACACTTCATATCTCTACAGGATGGACAGAATAACCCAGATAAGGGATTTAGATGGCACGATAGGGGCAGAAGTCAAAATAGACGCCATATATGCTCCTGTCAGCGGCAGCATCATACTGGGGGCAGTTGCATGTTCTCTGGAGACGACAGCACACTTGCAGGCAGTCCAAGTATTTAAAGGTTTGGGAAGATCAAACCCTAGGTATGACTTTGAGCAAAAAGTGATCGTAGCAAATATCTACAGGCTTTTCGGGCACGAGGTTACTTTCCGCGACTCGTTAAACGGAAGTGAAAAGAAGTCTTGGGCGCCAGTGAGGGAATGCATAGTAGAACCAGCTAGTATAGAGTTCGAAACCAACCTAGTGCACACCTGGGAACCGCACGAATCAAGCAGGCGCGAGGGCAGGTCACACGTACTACCACAATTACGCACAGTACTCGACGGGCAGATCCTAAATATAAGTATTAGCAAGCCAAATGTAAGTCTCATGAAGTGGCAATCGAGGGTGGTAAAGATCCGGCCTGTCGTGCGTCTTACTAGAGTTAAGAAACCGGTTGAGTTTAAAATAAATACGAGCTTGACCCCAAGGCCCGCAATATTTGCTGCGCGGAGAGTACACAATGCACCCGGCCAGCATTTTCGCATGGACGCAGCGGAGCTACCCCCCCGATTGCCGGAAGGCCCAGTGGTTCAAGCACAGCCGCCGGTAGACCCGGGTGGCGGCGGGGTGG